TCAAAAAATAAATGAAATGTGTTAGCATGTTCATCCTTACCTGTCATATCTTCATATTGTCTATCTGCAGTATTATTGAATGAACAACTAATATTATTTGCTGCAAAACTTGAAGATATAGATGGTCTTTGAGTCATAGGTGGATTTTCACCAAATGGATGACTATTTGCATCTGAACCATATATCACCACATTATCAAAACTTTGTGTTGCCGCGTAATTTGATATATAAGTAAATAAATCTGGTTCATGATTAGTTGTCTGTGCAGTAAATAAGTTAGTGTTATTTTCAAAGAATTTTATTTCATCACTACCACTCTCGATAGTAAAATCTATACCACCGATTATTGCTGCTCTACTTTTATTTGGCCAACCACCTGCACTACCTGTTATGTAATTCCAAAATGATTTACTTCTTGATTCTACATCAGATTTTTGTTTAAAATTTACTATCTGTTCTTTTGTAATCTCGGGCATTTAAATCTCCATTTTATCAATAATAAATATCATTTATCCTAATAAATCTATTACTTTTCCTTTGAATCCATTTCTACTTAATGACCATATTA